TTTTCTTATCAGGTTTCCCAAAATTGTCGGGCGGGCGGTTTTCCTGTTCCTCTTTCTTTGGCTTTTCAAGCTAGTGATTCTCACCTGTGACTCTCCCAAAAAACCATTTAAAAGCAGGTCGGAGGACAATGTGGATAGTGCTTCGCAACGGTTTTTCTGATCTGTTGATAACCATTATGCATAAGTCCGCATAACGATGATGCTGTTCTACGTTGACTTACACACAAGGTTAATCAACAGGAAAAACCTCTACCCACAATGTCCTTTTCCTCCCTTAATCATAGATTTTTTAAATTAATTTTTAGTTGTTCAGGTACATCAAAGACGGTTTTAAATGCACCTTAACGCTTAATCAAAGACTGTGCATCTATCGGATAATGCCGGGAAAACCGCCCGCCCTTAATTCCGTGAGCCTTGCTGATTCAAAAATTCTTGTGAGCCTTGATCTCGTTGGCTTTCTGCACTATGGTTTCAAAAATTTTCGTTATATAGCCTCACTACCGTATCTCATATCAAGATTTTAGATTGCAATAATATCAGTTCGAACCCTGCGGGATTCTCTGCAATTACCGTTTAAAATCAATAGGGAGCATGTAATCAGAAGGAAAAAGGTTTTGAAATTAAATACCACGGTTCGCAGGCACTCCGCCTGCTCTAATAAGCTCCGAAGTAAAGAATTGCATAAATCAAAGAGGCCGCAATAAGCAAAAAAACAATAAAGCCCAAAAAATAAAATAATTGAATCATATTAACCCTGCAGAATTAACAACTTCCGGTTGCTGTTGTTCAGACACACTCAATTCCTTTTGTTTATCAAGTGAATCAGACTGTGCAAAATAATTGAAAGGACGATGACCGGACAACCAACGCTCGCAATCAGATTGAGAAATATTAGACATATAATTGCCTTGCTGATCTATAGCCATTAATTGACCATTAGACATTTTAATAACACCGGACATCCGCGGAAAATCGGTTGGCTGAACCTGCGGCTGATATTCAAAATCGTAAGGTTTATTTGAGTTATAAGAAACAGTCTGTATAACCTGGCCGCTAGAAGTCACAGAAGAACCTTTTTTACTTAAGTCATCAAACCATTTCACGCATTCAGGTTTAGACACGTTCACCGCAGATCGACAGAACATTGATAGATCTTGTTGATTTTGATTCATTTGAGCTACTGAAGAAGCTGGGGCCGTAGAAACAGCAGGATTACTTTTAGCTTGATTCAATTCTTTTTCTTGAACGCCACCTGTTGAACCAATTTTCATACCATCCTTAGTCCAGCCACTATAAATAAAATATCCACCAAAAATAATGACTAAAGCTAAAGTAATCGCAGTTGAAACAACGCCCTTATTCACATAAGACTTATCTGCATGTTTTGCATCTTTTTCAGTAGATTGATAATACTTATACAAATCTTCTGGATAAGAAAAAACATAACTATCAAATGCAAATAGCTTTTTTGTTTTTGTTATATTCAATTCAGCATCGTTAAATTCCCAAACTTTAGCCGTTTTTTTAGAATTCCTTTCTAAATGAAAATGCTTGTCGACCAAGCCGAGAACGTCAGCATTCAGAAATCTTGCTTTTTGAGTAATAATCCAAATCGCAATACCGCGTTTACGCATTGTTGTTAGTTCTAATATTTGCGTATCACGCTTAGAATTATGACGACTAAATAAAATCTTAAATTGAACTTCATCAAAAACAATTAATGAATTATTTGGTATATCTCGCCAATCCTCCGGCGCTTCTTTAATTCCAGTGTGTTTTAAGCCCGTAATATCAGAATAGAAATCTTCATAGAATCCTTTTTCAAATTCTTTAAATAATTGATCAACTGTCCAGAGCGTTTTTCCTGAACCTTTTTTGCCAGTGATTAATCTTAATTCACTCATTATTATTTCCTAATCAATGACAATTTAGCACCGCTAACAGTCAATTTATAAACGATTGCCCCAATGATTCCAGATAACGCTATATGAGCGCCTGACAATGCACAGAGAGCAAGCATATCCGCCGAAAAACCAGAACTAGTTGATACAACTTTATTGATATACATTTGAACAGCAGTCAGAGTAATAGCCGCACTACCCAGTCCTAAACCCGCACCTGTAAGCGCAGTGCGGACAGAACCTTTTAATAGCCATTCACTAAATACAGAAAGAAAACGCCACATCAATCTTCACTCCGACCCAGCCCAACACCGGAAACAATCATCAATGATGCCAAAGCGCCAGCAAGTAAAACAAAAGGCCTTATTTCCGAAGCCATAGTGCACCAACTAGTTAAATCAGAAGAAAGTGCAGAAGTTTCGCCATTCAGCGATATTTCATCTGATTTAGCAGAAAAGGGACAGTAAGCATTCCATTGCAAATAATTGTTATTAATTTCTGGTACAACAGGAGATTCAATATCAACTTTAGTATCATTTGTAGATAATTCAGGTTCATCTTGAGTCCACTTAAACCAGTCTTGAACCTTTTCCCAAAAACTTTTTTGCTCACCGCGATGCACATCTGTCTTTTTTGAATCTTCAGAATATTTTTCATACCAAACGCACATTACGGGCGCGATTTCACAGAAAGGCGGAAATTTAAATTCAGAGCCCGCGTCCGGCTGTGTTTCATCATAAGTATCAGGTTTTCCGTCACCGTCTGTATCTGTATTAGGCTTCGGTTTTGATTCTCCAGTAGCCGGGTCAGTATTCGGTAATGCTTTATCTAATGCTTCTTTTGATGCTTCGCGCGCCGGTGTATTTGTCGGCTGATTCGGGTTATAAACATCGGGAATAATCTGCGGAGCAGCAGGGCTTTCTATAATTTTATTACCAAGTTCAGTATCAGAAACGGGCACATAACGCGGTTTAAAAGTCGGATCATAATCTTTATTCTTAATTCTTCGTAAACGAAAATGATCAAGTGTACCGCCATTTTGATGACCAGCTTGACAAGCATAACTGTTTAAACCGTCGTATCCGGTACAGCGTGCTGTATTCTCTTTAAAAGTATGATTGGCGCAATATACAAAACGATTTATTACTGTTGATAAGAACTCTGAAGAAAAATCACTGTCACAAGAAAGTTTATCCGGATTTTCACGTAGAGAAAATGTAGAACCGAGTGTCCAGATGTACTCCGCAGTAGGAGCATTTTGTTCTTCACCGTCCTGCTTTTTAACAACACCATTTTCAATAATCCAGCCAACACCCTCAATTAAACCAATAACAGCAGCGCCAGCTAAACCACCGCGAACGAGCATTGCAACACTAGATCCGAGCGTCGCAGCATTAACAGGAACTTTTGCTTTATATGAAGCATCATTGACAGCAGAACCAATTTTTTTAGCTTTGTAAGTTAAGTCTTTAGCGACATTATTGTATGAAACTTCTTCTAGTTCCCACTTTTCAGCAGCACCCGCATTAGCAAAAAAAGGCGTATAAACCAGGCAGAAGCAGATCAGAATTTTTATAAATTTAGTGCAGATATTCATAAGAAAGCCCAACGCACTAAGAAATGATTATATAGAACCCTATGCGTCGGACGGTCGGCAAGCTCCTCCTCGCACGCGTGCAAGGAGGTTCTTTTTAGATTAACGACCAATAAAGCCAAGAATCTTGCGATAGCCCCACATCATTAATGAAGGGCTTGCTTTAATAGCAAAGACCGTTGCAGCTGCTGATCCCAAACCAGTAAGAAGTAAAGTACCAACGTTAATAGTATTGTCGTCAGCAGCCATAGCAGATGCAGACATAACAATTGGAGTCGCAATAATTGCTAACTTAGTCGTTGCTGTATTCACCTGAGAGCGTAAAGTTTTTTTACGTTGTTCATTTTGTTGTTGTGACATAATGTTCACCTTTCTATAAACTTCAACAGGGCTTTGTAACCCCAACATAAGAGCCAAAAACCAACTATCTTGGTCAGAAGTATGTTGGTATCGGCTCGGCTTAATTGGTTCAGCTGATCAAGCCAATTGACTTGAAGAACTGACCATTGAAGGCATTGATTTGTAGCTTCATCAACAAAATCACAAATCTTTGCCATTTCTTAAAATCCTATTTACAGTTGTAAAAATGCTTGAAATAAACCAAGTTGCAGGAGAACTTTTGACCGCACTTTTTGCATTTATAAAGCATCTGTGACATTATGATTATTCTCCTAAGTTGTTGATTTATTTACATATTATACATTATACGAAATGCTATATATCTAAACCTTTGATACTGTTGCAGTTTTTGCAATGAAGTCCAAAGCTACCAGCTGCGCAACTGGAACTTTACGGCTCACATCGAGCTTGAACAGCAAGCGCGCTTCCGACGGCAGCTGCTGATTGCGATAGTCATGAAAGAACTGACCGCCTTTGATTTTGTATTCTGTGGCTTTCATGCCAATAGCGCCCTGGGCTACTTCTTCTTCCGTAAACGGCTGCAGCACAGTGACCACTGTATTTGACCAGTCAACACTGCGGCCCTCAGCAATCATGCTGCCTTCCGACTTGCGGATGCCTGTTACAGTTAAAATCGGTTGTTCGATAGCGTTCATTGATTAATGCTCCTTAAGCAATTTTGTAATTAAACTGACTCTGC